GACTTCTCGGTTCCGTCCGCGAATTTAATAAGTAGGTTGAATCGCATTTTAGTTTCCTTTTCTTATGATGTAGCGTAAGTGATTGCACCTGTGGTCGGAAACGATACTGAGAAGGTTCCGAGGTCTCCTACTGCGCCCGACACTGGTGTAAAGCTTGTAATCAACGCTGACACCGTGTAAAGAGGCGTCGTGGTGCTGGCTGTTGTTCCGTTGCCTGCTATTAGTGTGAAAACTACTACTGTTCCAACAGTGTCTAGGAACAGAGTCGATACGGCGTCTGTACCGAAGTCCTGGTGGAAGTCTAGCGAGAGGGTTCCAGACTTAAGCCCACCGATAACTTCAGTGAACCCGCCAGAACCAAAGTCCGTTGTCTCAACTTCGGCTGCGTTAATAACCAACTCTGCGCGGGCGCAAGCAGTTGAGATATCTTCACCACCCATTGTCACGTTTGTCGCGGTTACTACGAATTTTGCCATTTTATTTCTCCTTTTATGCCAAGACGGTGACTGTGAATTCAGCCGCCAAATAGTTCTGGTCGTTTACGGTGATAGAACCCATTCCGCTTGAGCGTTCAACCCGAAGGTCATACACCTCGCCAGAAAGCGTCTTATCTGATTCTATCGCAAGTTTCACGGACTGACTTCCGGTGGGCTGGCAATAGGCATCTAGCTTTCTCTGCATCTCACGCTCGGCTGCACGCCCAACGATTACAGTGACAGAGAAGTTGTATGTAGTAAGGCCGCCTTGCATTGCTCCGTCGTAATCTATGCTCTCTAGAACGATGATGCCGATAGGCGGCGTAGGGTTGTCAGGAATCTCAGCAGCCGACCTTAGCCCGCTAATTGTTCCTAGGTTTGTTGCCATACGCGTGCGTATAACTGTGAGGTCTGCCATTAGGCCATCCGCATCTTACGGTAAGGACCTAGTAGCGCCTCTATGTCTGGGTCAACGCGACTGACTCTAACAATTCCAATGTCACCGAACCCGGCTACTCCCAGAGGGCTGTCGTAGCGCTTGAACTGTCGTATTGACAAAAGGTTGCACGCTTGCTTTACATCTATGGGAACTGAAGTCCCGTAACCGAATACCCCTGTTACCTGAACTGTGGCTTCTCCCATTACCGAAGGGAAAACATAGTCACCGATTGCGCGGATGCGGGTATAGGGGCTGTATGCACTGCCAGTTAGCCCGTTTAGAGGTTCTAGCTGAAGGTCTGTCGCTTCCCAAGTGATGTTGAAGTCCCCATTGGCACCGGAAGAAGTTTTGAGAGTTGTCAGTGTAGACAGGTCATCTATTGTGCATAGATAAGAGCTTTCGGGAGTAAATACCCTAGTAGCAGTTGTGCTTAGGAACACACGCTCAGTATGTGTATCTATTTGACGCGAAGCGGACTCTACGCAAGTTTCTAAGAGTGCATCGTCTACATCATCAGTAATGCGAAGAATCGCTTTTACTTCTGCCAGAGTTGTGTAGCCATCAGTAATTGCCATGTGTCTAGTTTACCTTTATCAGCCGTGCAAGACAAAGTCCCCATGGAACCTACAACCATGGGGGCCTCGACTTATTTCGTCAGATTAGCTTGCGCCGCCAACAAAGTGCTTGATTTCTGAGTTACTGGTCAAGTCGCCGTCAACACGTAGCAAGAATCGCCAAGTGGTTAGGTCGTTCTGGAACGCGAACTCGGTTGAGGAAGCAACGTCTAGTCCACCTGCAAGGCGAACCTTGTAGCTGTCTATTGAACCTGCGATAACGGACTTTGCGTCAATAGCGGAGTCTGCCATGTGTGGGTTCTCAATGACATTGAAGCCAGCGAATGTATCCTGACCTCCGGGTCCTACCTGAGAGATGTTGTATAGGTAGTTTCCAGCGGTGTCCTTTAGCTTACGAGCAGCACCGATTGAGCTGGTGTTCATCATCAAGGCCATGCTTGGCTTGCGACTCGTAGCCGCATCAACCGAGTACAGAAGGTCAATCAAGTTGTCAGCAGTAAAAGCACCAGCTACACCAGTTGCTCCGGTAATACCTGCTGCGGATGCAGTAACGATACCGTTTGGCTGTGAAGAACCAGTTCCAGTAGTTAGTGCTGCGTTGACTGCGTAACCCATTCCGTTACCAGCTTGCTGAGCCAAGTGTCCGCCGAGGTTAAAGCCTGCGTCGGTTACTAGCTCGTTTGCTGCCTGAATGATTCCGCCGTACTTGTAAGCACCTAGTGTGATGCTTGCGTAGGTAGGCTCAACATCGTCTAGTGAAGCTCCGGCACCCTTTAGGGTCATTGCCGAATAAGAACTTAGCGTTGGGATAGTCAGGTCCTCACCAGAGGTTGTCTGGATGATTTGTGGAACCTCAAGCATTGGTCCTACTGCGCGAGCAACGTCAAACACTTCGTCGTAGAACGACTTTGGTACTGTGTTTGCAGAAGGAACTAGAACTGAGCGTCTTTCAAAAGTGTGTCCACGCTGCTCGCCTAGGGCAAGTGCGCGGAAGATGTCAGACGAAGAACGTTCCTCAGATACCGAAGGGATGAATCCCTTGGCAGCGACAGACGCCTCTAGGTTACGCTCTACTGAACGGGTTGCAACGGTGATGGTTTCATCAGCCTTTGCAATGTCGCTCTCAATAGCGTTGATTTTGGATAGTTCAGCAGCGTCAAGTCCGCGAGCCTCTGATTCTGCAAAGTCAATGACTTCACGAACCTGTGTAATGAGGTTGTTGCGGAGTTCCTGCTGAGATTTGATAAACTCAGACATTATGTCTCCTTAGTAATAATTGACAGATGACAGTCGCGTTGACGCTGACCGAATACGGCAGAGCTAACTCACGTCCGATAGTTCAATTTTAGTAGAAGTTTCCACAGGGTAAAGGAAACCCCCAGAGAGAAGGGTAAGACTCTGGGGGGAACCCGCCTGAATACGGAGTGAGACTACCGCGTCTCGTCAGCCTTTGTTATGCGGGTTTCTTTTGCTGGCCTGTCGAATTTGGCTGTCTGAACGACTTCGCCTTCACTTTTTACAGCGTCTAGGTCAACTTTTACGGTATCAAGTGCAACTATTGCATCGGCCCACTTGCCTGCAAGGTTGAACACATTACCAGACTCAGGGTTTCCAGCAACCTCTAGGATTGCCTTTTTGATTTCATCTTTGGTTGCCATGTTAGTTCCTGTCCATTAGCTGTAGCTTCTTTTTCTTTAGCTCAAGCATTGCCAAGTCGTGAGCGACTTTTTGCTCTGCTTCTAAGTCTACTTCAGGTTCGACTACTGCTTCAGTCTTGGCTTCGGGGGCAAGGGTTGTTATAACTCTGTTTAGCATCTCTTGCTCGTCACCAGTAATGTTTAGACCATCTTCGAGCTTGCCCAGAGCATCTGCTAAAGCCTCAACGTTTACATCTGCACGCTCGGCAGCCTTCTGGAACTTGCGTACGGACACCGTGCCTGCGGTGGCTGTGTAGGCAGGCCACGCTACTACTGAAACTTCATGCAGTCTGACTGAACGCAGGGTTCGCTCTGAACCGTCGTTAGACCATGTGTCCCCACCTTGGGGGACGCTAAAGCCAAAGCTCATTGCGTCTACGTCTCCGCGCTTTAGTAGCTCTGCCACGTCACGCCCGCGAGAGGTGTTAGGCAACATACCCTCTACTTTTAGTCCACGGTCATCTTCGCTTAGTGTCATAGTCCGTGCGCGAGTAGAACCTAGTATCTCGCCTGAGTCGTGGTTCCACAAGAACTTTATGTCGTTGCGGGCATTGAGTGAGCGCTTGAAAGCGCCTTTAGCAATTCGCTCAGTAAAAGGTAGCGGCTCAGATGGGCTGTCAAACAAGGCAGCGTATCCGGCAAAGTGCATACCGTCGCTTTCCTCACGTATTTCAAACCCAGCTACGTTGACGCGCTGTTCCATCTTGGGAGTCATGTTGCCTTTCAGCTTTTGTACTTCTTTTTTAAGTCTACTTGTACGGGCGCCACAGACTTGACAGTCTCCTGAACAGTCTTGACAGGCGTAGCTGGCAGAGGCTTGATTGCTTCCGTCTTCTTTACTTCTGGCTGCTTGTTCGTTGACGGCATCTTCGAGCCGTTTGGTATTAGTGCCATTGGTTTCTCTTTCCTTGATTGTCATTAGACTACCTTATAAAGCTTCCATTTGTAGCTGGACCGAATCCTTGCCAGTGTGTGAGATGGCTGGTAGTCCAAGCTTGGCCATAACATCAGCAGGGTCAAAGCCAATCTGAATGAGCTGCTGCGCCATCTCTACCTTTGAGTTCATAGCGCTTAGGTCTGCTGCGGCTATGTTGACGTTAGCAAGCGGCACACGAACGGTATCTGCTGAAGCGTCAGCTATTGGTGTCAGGTCCTCAAAAGACCTCACATCGTTTATCGAGTAGACACCGGCTTGCAATAGCGTGCTGTAAGCCTGTGTGCGAGCTGTCACGTCTGCTCTTAGAAGCCCGCCTAAGCTTATCTTTACAAAGGCTGCTTCCAGACCTGTTTCCTGAGAAAGAAGCCCAGTGAGTGCGCCCTCTATCTTCTGAGCAATCGGTCTAAGAGTGTGAGTTACAAAAGCTATGTTGTTCTGCTCGACTGAAGCATAGGTGTTGGTTCCCGGCAGACCTAGAAGGTGAGGCGGGATGTTGAAAGCTCTTGCAACGTCCTCTACTGCCATTCTGCGGCTGTCTAGGAACTGAGCTTGGTCGTTAGGCACGTTAGTTGCTTTGTACTGAGCGCCCCCTGTAACGATTGCGGTCTTGTGAGCCTTTGACCATCCTCTGTGGCGAGAGTCGAAAGCATTTTGCATATCCTTTGCCTGCTCAGCAGTTAGGCTGCCCGGCACTTCTAAGATACCTGAAGTCTGTGTGCCTGAACCGAAGAACTTGGCTGCGTAGTTCTCAAGAGCCTTAGCAAGTCCTAGGTTTTCTTTGAGGGCGTCTACGCGAGAGATACCTCTCATGCTGCCCGG